CCCTGTGGACCACCGTTCCTGGCTACAGGAATGATCGCTCCAGGAATAATCTTGACTGTGTTCGGGTTCAACACGCCATCATCAGCCGCAGTATAGACCCCGGCAATAGCAAGGCTGGCGTTCTTCAACAGCAACTCCAGCGTCTTGTTCAGCGTCTTGATGTCTGGCAATGCGGTGATCAGCGGTCCACGGCCATAGATTTCGCCGGCCACCTTCATGTAGCGAGCCACAACCCACGGGCTGTACGGCATCACGCGGTAGACAACCTCGGTCTTGGTTTCTTTGTGAATGACATAGTAGCCATACTTGCCTGACCTATAGTCAAATACAGTGGCCTCTATCAACTCAACATCATCAGTCGGTTTGTCATCAATTCGTTTTTGCAACTCAGGATCGATCTTTGCGTCTTTCCACTGCTGCTGAATTGACTCGCCCTTGATCCGCATGCGCCGGTAGACATTATCCACCTGTCCGTTCGCGCCCTCTTCAAACGACACAAGGTATTGCGGCACTGGCACAAAGTTGATCGGGCTGACATCATCACCAGGCTGCACAATCATCACTGCCGTTCCGACAGCCAAGTCGAGCAAAAACTCGCCCGTAGCAATGTCGAAATTGGATTGCTTCAGCGTTGCGAACAGTTTTTCTGTGTAGACATCCAGCGCAGCTTGCGCTTCGCTGCGACGATCATTAGGAATGTCAGGGCCAGGCTCCAGCCTGCACCATGAACGCTGCGGCGGGAAGATTCCAGATTGCAAGCGGTTGGCAAAGCGCTGCGTCGAGTTGATGGCCGTCGAGTCAAACACCCGTGCCATCTTCTTGCTGCCACCAACCTTCCCTTCCCAGTAGCCGTCATACAGATTGCGCTGCGGCAGGGCAAACTCGTACGCATCTTCGTACAAGTCGCGGAAGTCGTCCTTCTTCCGCATGGCGAGATCGTGCCGCTTGAGCAAGTCTTCTGGCGATAGTTTTGATTCAGCCATGATCAACTCTTTTCTTTCTGATATTTGCGTAGCAAACTTCTACCTTTTGCAGCGAGTCTTGCTGCTGCATCTCTTGTGCGCGGAACTGGCTCACCCCACGCATTTGCAGCCAGCGCCAATCGCGTTGGCTTCCCTTTGTCATTCACCAGAGGCCCACTCGGATTTGTATAGAACCTTGTCAGAAACGAACCCTTGCGCCGTGCCTTCTGTCCTGTTGGGCTAGACTCCTTGACCCCAGCCTGCAAGTTCTTGCTCTCACCAGAGCGTTCAAACTTGCGCCTTCCAGCCTCGGTCAGCCCACCCCCTGGGTCTTTGTACTTGCTCATTCGTACCATTCCAACTCAAGCAGCGCCGTGTGCTCTGTGCCATTGACATTGGTCAATCTGAATAGGTAATTGGTGAGCGGTGCAAGAACATACTCCAAGCTTCCAGACGCACCGCCTGCTGATTTTTTCCCAGTGCCGCCAGTGATGAACTGCCGATTGATCAGCGTTCCCAATGTAGTTACGGTAGGGTTTGTAACCATCGCAACATTGCTGGTGGTGACAATGTTTCTGTTTCTGCGAACAGGCGTAAACGCTGTGCCGCCAGTGGTGCTTGTTTCTTCGTAAACAAAGAAATCACAGTCACCAGACGATTCCATTGCAATGGTCACATGAGCAATTGTCCCAGGCCCAGCAGCAAGCACAATATCAGCGCTTGAACCTGATGCAAGCTTTGCAGAGTCAGGATAGATATTCCAAGCGATGAATGCGCGGCCTTCATGCAAGCGCTGATGGTTGATGTCAACCATAATCAGCCCGTTGTCAGACCCAGCAATCATTTGACTGCCGTCTTTGTCCTTCTGCGTCAGCGCGACAAACTGAGCCTTTTGCGGCTGCGACTCGCGCTCAACATACAGAACCGCCATCAGTCCTCTTCCTTCTCATCTGAGATCGGACCACCGACAAGCCACGCATCACAAGTGCGTGAGCCTGCACACTTGAAGTGAAACAACTCGCAGAAACCAAGGCCAGCAGACTCAATGACATCCTCGTCATAGCCTGACTCCTCTGCTGGATTCTTTGCTTCGATGCCCTGCTTGATGCATTCCATCATCTGGCTGGTTACAATGAATGCAGAACAATTACCGCAGCGCATGCCCTTGGCTTCAGCTTCGCTCGTATTCCAGATCACCGCCTTTCGTAGCCAGAAGACCTCGTTGTTCTTTTCATCCAGCGGATTGGCTGGGCCGTAACCGACATTCTCAAACGCCCAGTTCCTGTTCTTGAGATTAACCATGATGTCGCGTGTGGCCAGCGGACAAGAGTATTCTTCCTCGTCCTCCATGCTGCTCTCAATCAGTGGGCGCGTAGCCATTACTTGCCTTTCTTTGCCATGCCAGCCTCAGACATGGCGATTGCCACGGCCTGCTTTTGACTGGTCACTTTGTCACCGCTGGATGACTTCAGCTTTCCAGCCTTGTACTCGCGCATTACTTTCTTGACCTTGGCCTGCATCTTGTCTTTGGCTTCCATGATTGCCTCTGCTATTTCATTTCGCCGGAGCCAAGCGTCTGCTGCAACCCAGTCTCAGGTGTCAGACGCGCCTCGGACAACAGCATGCGAGAACCGCCTCGCAGTCGAGCGCTGCGCCGTGAAGCCAACCTCTCAGCTTCCTCTCTGCGCTGCTCTTCATTCTGAACGCGCATACGCTCTGTCTCAGCTTTTTGTTCATCCAGCTGACGCTGCGTTGCTTCCATTGCAGCTTTTGCGCCACCATCATCTTGGCTTTTTCCACCACCAAAAATAGAACTGACTACTCCACCCATGATTACCTCGCCATCAAGTAGAAATCCGATTGGTCAGGCCCGTACTTGAGCATGAGTCCCTCGGTATTGAAACCGAGTCGCTGCGCCCACCGTACAGCCCGTCTGTCATCCTTTCTAACAGTGATTTGCAATCGATGCAAGCGCAGGTATATCTCAAAGATATCGCACATTCGCAAGGCGCTTTTGGTCATAGCGACTGGGATGGTACGGGCCTTGTCATCAATCACCATCCACATCTCGCCAACGCCTTCCCAGCATAGGACGCAGCCCAAGATTGCCACTGGTGTTCCGTATAGGAATGCCGTGATAGCCACCCCCATCTCGGCCTGCGCCCTGATCATGGTTCGCATGTTGACGGCCTTGGACAAAGCCAGCACTTCCGGCTGCACCGCCTTGATTTTGTCCAAGTGTTCCATGTGGAACGGGAGGAAGACTACCCCAGGGTGATATACCGCCTCCCGGTTGATCAGATCAACTGGCAGCAAAGACATCGAAGTCCGTTTTCGCAACTGCGCTGCCAATGGCAGGCGTGTTGTAGCTTGGCTTCCTGACCATCCGGTTGTACTCGCCGCCACCCAGCATCAGGTAGCCAAAGGAATCGCCAATGTGAGAATGCTCGTTCTTGTTTGGGGCATCCTTGAACCGCTCTTGGCCTGCGCCAACCGCGATGCGTTTGAAGTGGTAGCCGCCAGACAGAGATTTGCGGAGCAGCTTGCACGATTTGTTGATGATCAGCCCCGGCTTGCCGCCGATCAGTCGCTGCATGGGAGCGGCCGCGGCCTCCCGGCGCACCTTGAAATCATTGCTGGCAGTTGGCTGCGCCTTCAATCCAAGGGTTCGCAAGTGATCAAAAGCCGTCACCTCGTAGATGGCATCCCGCGCCATACCCGCCGGATCGCCCCAGATCATCAGTTCAAACCCAGGGTAGCGCTGGTTCATTTCAGCCAGTAGCTGCTGGCCGAAGCGCTCCAGGCCCATGTCAAAGGTGACGATCTCATGCAGCACAATCCAGCGTCCGTTGGGTAGTCGCTGCCCTATGGTGGCCGCGGGTGTCAGACCAAAGTCCAGCCCGATCTGGATGGGGATTCCCTGCTCCGGCTCGACATCACCGGACATGCTGTTATCCTCGTACTCCGGCCAGACAGGTCTGCCTTCTTGGACATAGGTGTACTCGCCACCGGCATAGCACATAATCCAGTCTAGATTCTTGCCGCCCATCATCTGCAAGTAGTAGCCACCAGGCAGATTGTTCAGATTCTCGGCCTTGGGGTTGACCTTCCACCACTTGCTGGCAGCGAAGACATGGTCATTGGCCTCTGGCATCTCCGGCAGATCGTCGGACTTGACCGGGATTACGCCGCCTGGCTGACGAAAAAACCTCCACGCATACGGGCCAGTCAGCTTTTCAGTCTCGGCCAGCTTGAACCACCAGTGATCGTCATCCATTGGGTTGGTATCCATCCAGATGCCGGACCAGGTAGCGCCGCCGTCCCGCTTGGTAGGGTAGCGGCCAACGCGGTGGGTCAATCCGTCGATCACCGCCTTGGGCAACTCCCTAGCTTCGTTCACCCAAGCCCCAGTCAACTCTAGAGACAGCAGCTTTCGGACATCCTTGGGCTGGTCCAGCGCCAGGAAGATGACTTCGCAGTCAATTCCGGCCGCATCACCCCTGGCTGGCAGGCGAATATGGTGAGTAATAGGCGGCGTGTAGTGAATTGGCCCGAATGTAGCCTCTGGGAAGAGGTCAATCCAGGTCTTTAGGGTGGTGGTACGCAGCATGGGGTAGCTGTTTCGCACAATCGCCCAGCGGCTGTACCGGATTCCGTCGATGGGGGACGGCTTCTGGCGCACGGCGCGCATCATTATCTCGGCAGCGCAGGCGTATGACTTGCCAGACCCAACCGGCCCCATCATCCCGCGGACAAAAGCGTTGCTTTGCAGAAATTCCCAGACCTTGGGTGAGCGTCTGAAGTCCAGATTCAGACCCATGCCGCCGATTGACTTCTCCGATTTGTCTGCCGTCTTAGCCATTGTTGCTTTCTACATCGATGACTTCTGGCGATTGGATATTGATACCAATAACCGAGGGCCGTTCCTCATCGTTGTTGTTGTCCAGCAGCCCAGATGCCTTGGCAAGCAGGCGCAACACGCCCACCTTGTCGAACAGTTCGATGTCCAGCGTCCGCTGCACCTCCCCATTCTTGTCGGTACGCTCGTTGACCTTGATGCTTTTGATGGCATGCAGAGCATGTTCTGGTATCTGATCGGATGGTTTGACCTGGATATTGCCTTGGTCATCCCAGGACATGATGTCCGTCAGCTTGGTGTTTGCCATGCTCAGAAGGGCGTAGCTGACGGCTTCCCGGTTCTGGATCAGAGTCTCGGACCGTTTGAGCCGCTGATGCACAGACCGGACACCGCCCCACCCTTCCAAGCTTGGCAGTACCTGCTTGGGCTTTACCACGGAATGTCATCTTTCAGATTGTCCATTGACCCCGGCTGGTAGCCATTGGCCTTGGCCTGGCTATGCTCGGTAGGCTTTGGCATCTTGGGCCTGCCGATCTTGACCGAGTACCACGGATCACCGGCTTTGGTCTTGCCTTGTCGAATGTCCAAGTAATGCAAGCTGCCGTCTGGCAGCAGAATCTCACCACGGAAGTCGGCATGCCAATCTTCCTGTTTTTCCTTGTTCAAGAACGCCGTGCCTTGACCAGGCCGCATCTCATACGCCATACCAACTTCTCCTTTTATTGTTGTATCTGGACAGACAGTCTACCCGGTTGGTATATCACATGCAACTCAAAAAAAGCTTGCACGAAATTGGAGATCGGTTACACTGCGGTCATTCGGGGGCCATAACCCAGCCCTTGAGAATGTAGGCGCGACAGACTCAGATAAACGCAGCGCATGGGGCAAGTGGTTCCTTCCACACAGGATCGGGCCAGAGAAAAACCCAGCTGGGCAAAGATGCCAGTAGCAAGCGATAAACCAGAGCGCCACCTCTTTTGAGGTACACCCCATATATACGGGTGAGGTTCTTTTTGCTTCAACGAAGCTCGGTCCTTCGTAGGCACACAGCGCAACGCGCTCACACCTCATACCTCGGCTAACTCAAGACCGTGCCAATAGCAAGCACCAAAAACCTAATATTTATAAATAAGGTTTTAAAAACCCCCGGTCTAGGAAAAGTGAGGAAAAATTAAGCCAAGTCCCCACTCGACAGGTGGGGAGGTGGGGGGGGAAGGGGTCGGTTATCCACAGGTTGTCCACAGACTTACCCACAGACTTACCCACACCCACTTATCTACAGGTTATCCACACACCTATCCACAGGCCGGAGCCTGGGAATGACACCCCCTGACTACCCGTTCAGACTGCATACGAACCTATGCGCCTTGAACAGGCTCAATCTCCCTCTGTACGGCCTGCAACTCAGCGTCCAGCCTGGCTCCGGTTGGCATCGACAGCCCCTCTGCTGCGTACCGTGCCTGCAAAATGAGCAGGGGGTCGCGCGCAGCCGCTGGCAGCACCTGGCCGGGCGCACCTGCGCCGCCGCCTTCGCTCCCGGGTGACGGCCCCGTGGCGCTTGTCTCTATACCTCCATCAACTAGTTCAGTCCCAGCCTTATCTTCACCAGTTAATCTAACTTTGTTAATGTTAACTTTACGCTGTTTCCCTCTGCTCATGGTCTTGTTCTCCCGTAGATGATCTGGCAAGCCGCCAGCATTGATTGCGGCCTCCTGGGCCGATAGTTCTACTGCGTAGATGATTCGGTGTGTATCTGCTGTGACTCCCCGCCTGCCGTGCTTGATGCGCTCCAGGTAGCCTAGTTCTCGCAGCTTCTTGATCTGCCGGTGGATGGCTGGGTTTGACACGCCGAGGTCTTGTCCAAGAGAT